ATAGTTTTGTGAACTTTCATATTTTTCATTACAGTAAATGGACAGACTGTACGACAGAACCTCCCTTCGGGGAGGTTTTGTGATATAGTGACAGTATGAAATATAAAGTAAAAAAGAAAAAAGTTTCCAAAGGAAAGAAAAAGAAAAAAGGTTACTAATGGCTACATACCAAGGTAAGTCAGTTGAGTTAAATAAAGTTACTAGAATTGCTAAAAATGAATCAGAGTATGGAGCAAAAACATACAAAGTTTATGTACAAGATGGTAAAAAAATTAAAAAAATTACATTTGGTAATATAACAACTTTTTATAAATATTCTAAAAAAGAAAAAGAACAACTAGATGCATTTCGCAAAAGAATCGGAATGTCTAGAAAATTAATAGCAGGTAGATAATGGCTACATACCAAGGCAAGTCAGTTAAATTAAATTCACCTTCTAGAATAGGTAAAGGCGAACCTGGGTATGGTCGTAAGAAATCTAAAGTCTATGTTAAAAAGGGTGACAAAGTAATTAAGGTAATGTTTGGTGACCCTAACATGGAAATACGAAAAGATAATCCTGAAGCTCGTAAGAGTTTTAGAGCAAGACATAAATGCGATACCGCGACTGACAAAACCACAGCAAGGTATTGGTCTTGCAGAGCTTGGTGAGCTATGGCTATAAACAACCAAGAACAGTTATCTAGTAATTTACCTAAGAAGTATCAACTAGCACCTAAAGCTAATCAGAAATGTAGTAACTGTAGTTTCTATGAACCTTCAGGATACTGTACACTATGGAAAGCAACAGTGCAATCATTTGCATGGTGCGCTAAATGGAAAGGTGTTGTAAATGGCAGCTAAAAAAGGTTTATACCACAATATAAATAAAAGGAAACAAGCAGGGACAAGTAGGTCTAAAAAGAACTCTACAATTACTCCTAAAGCGTATGCTAATATGAAGGCAGGATTTCCTAAAAAGAAAACAACTCGTAAGAAAAAATAATTGAGTATTACAATCCCCTGTCCAAGATGTGGAGAGGTGTTGCTACCAAAGGACGATATGAAGTGTAAGAATAAAGAATGTGGTAATTATGGCAGATAAAAAATTATGTTACGCTGCAGGTTGTCACAAAGTCTTACCACCAAAAGCTAGAAAGTTTTGTAGTGAAAAATGTCGTAACAGAATAAACACACAAAAGAAAAGAGCTAAGAAAAAAGGTGAGGTGTGGTCACAAGAAGAAGATACTTTAGTTATACCTAGCCAAAGAAAAAATGTACAAAGTCGTAGAGGTAAAGTTTATGATGACCTAAAAGAATCTGGTTTAGGTAACGAGATACTTATAAAAAAAATGACTTTATCAGATGTAGCAAAAGTATTAGAAACTTCTGTAGCTTCTGTGTCTATGGCGTACAACGCATACTTAGAAGATTTAGATACAGAGATGCAACAAGAAAACTGGACACCTGTTGAGTCTGAACAAACCATAGAACATTTTAAAGAATTTAGAGCTAGATACTTTCAGACAGAACAAGGTAAACCTTATGACACACCTAAGTTCCATACAAGATGGATTGAGTCTATATTGGAGTCTATAGAAAAAGGTCAACAGCACATGATATTATCCCCACCTCGACATGGCAAGACTGATTTACTTATACACTTTACAGTATGGCTAATTACACAAAATCCCAATGTAAGAATATTGTGGGTTGGTGGTAATGAGGACATAGCAAAAAACTCAGTATCTTCTGTAATGGACCAACTAGAAAATAATGAATTATTAATAGAAGAGATATGTGGACCTGGACCAAAATTTAAACCACAGAACAGAAGTGGTAAGGCTTGGTCGTCTACAGAGTTTACTGTAGGTACGAGAACTGTTACAGGTATTAAGTCACCGACAATGGTGGGTATAGGTCGTGGTGGTAAGATTCTATCTCGTGACTGTGACATAATTATTGCTGATGACATTGAGGACCACAGTTCTACAATGCAACCTGCTTCTAGAGAGAACACAAGAAACTGGTGGACAACAACACTTTCTAGTCGTAAAGAGGAACATACTGCAATGATTGTAATTGGTTCACGACAGCACTATGACGATTTGTATTCTCATCTTGTGGATAACGAATCTTGGAAAACTTTAGTAGAAGAAGCACACGACAGTGGATGTACATTACCTGATTGGAATGAGGAAGAACATGTTGACTGTATGTTGTGGGCAGGTAAAAGAACTTACAAATGGTTAATGGATAGAAAACGAGCAGCAGAAACTACAGGTGGTAGAGCTATATTTGAAATGGTTTATCTCAATGTTGCTATGCCTGATGGTCTAAGTTTATTTAGTCGTGAAGAGATAGAAGCCTGTCGTAATCAAAAAAGAGATATTGGTCAAGTACCTCCAGGTACAAGACTAATAGCAGGGTTAGACCCTGCCTCTACAGGTTATCAAGCTGCATTTTTGTGGGCTTATGACTCTGCAGAAAATACATTACACATGGTTGATATGAATAACAGTTTAGGTGGAGGTATTCCACAAGCATTAGAAATTATCAAAGAGTGGTGGATGAAATACAATTTATCACACTGGGTGATTGAAGAGAATGGTTTTCAGAAGGCAATACGACAAGACAAAAGTATAAGAGAGTTTGCTTCTGGACATGCAATATTTTTAGAGGGACATGAAACACATAAGAATAAATTTGACCCTATCTATGGTGTTACTGCTATGCGTCCAATGTTTCAAGAACAAAAAATTTCTTTGCCATATCTTGGATTTGAAGCGCAAGAAAAGGTAAACTTATATACAAGTCAGTTAGTATATTTCAGTTCAGCTAGAAATAAAAGTAAAACTGTAGGTACTAAAACTGATATTGTTATGGCTAGTTGGTTTCCTATGAAATCCATTAGGCGTATGCAAAAAGAACGATTTGCTGAGTTAGGATATGATTATAATCCTAGCTTTTCTGGGTACGAACCTAGTAGTATAGATATAGATAATTGGAGATAAATGCCTTTAAATAGCGAACAATTAGCACAAAAAGTAGATTACTTACGAGCTATAAACCAAGAGGGAATGTTAGACAGGTCTAGGATTCGTGACATTATGAATGGTGGAGAAGCAGCAGTAAAAGCATTACTTGGTGACAAAATGAAAGTTGAATATAATCAACTACCTGCACCTAACTTATTTTTAACAGCACTAGAAAGATTTGCACAGAAATTAGGTAGAGCGCCTGACTTAAAAGTAGATTTAATTAATGATAAAGACTCAGAGAGAGCAAAGAAAAAATCTGAGAAACTAGAACGCATTGTTACTTCTTATGACAAATTTAATAAACTAGACAGACAGTTGCCACAAGCAGCTAGATGGTTACCTGGTTATGGTTTTGTTGTTTGGACTATAAAACATAGAAGAGATAGAGATGGAAATCCATATCCTTATGCAGAACTAGAAGATTCTTTTAATTGTTATCCAGGAAACTTTGGTAATGACCAAAACCCTAGTGAGTTAGCAATTATACGCAGAGTACCGCATGGCATACTTGCAGAACAATATCCTGAAGCTAAAGAATATATTTATGCACAGAATGAAACAGCACAAGAAAGTGCCTACTCAATACTTATAGAAACAACTGAACGACAAGGCAGTTGGGCTAACTCAACTGGTCAAGGAAAAGTTGTTGTTGAGTTTAGAGATAAAGAGGGAACTTATGTGTTCCTACCAGAAAATAATAAGATTATAGATTTTATTCCTAATATGTTGAAATCAGGACCTTGTTTTGTTGTAGCTAAACGATATTCGTTTGACCAAATGCAAAGTCAGTTCCAACACATTACAGGACTTATGGCGAACATGGCAAAGATTAACATACTTGGAACTATTGCTATGGAAGATGCAGTGTTTACAGAAACAAACATTACAGGAGAGATAGAGTCTGGAAAATACAGAAAAGGTAGAGGAGCTGTAAACTACTTTGCTCCTGGTTCAACTGTATCAAAACCAGTTAACAACTTACCATATCAATTATTTCAACAAGTAGATAGATTAGAAAGACACCTTAGACTTGGTGCAGCTTATCCAGTATCTGATGATGGACAATCACCTAACGCATTCGTTACAGGTAGAGGATTAGAAGAACTAGGTCAATCAGCTTCGTTACATGTAAGAGAGTATCAAAGCGTACTAAAAGAAGCTCTTGAAGAACTAGATGCTAAAAGATTAGAATATGATGAGTCATTGTTTGCTGATGTTCGTAAACCTATTGCAGGTATGCACAATGGAACAGCATTTAAAGAAACTTATACACCATCTTCTGATATTTCTGAAATGTATGATACACGAAGAGTGTATGGAGTAATGGCAGGATTTGATGAGCCACAAAAAATAATTACAGGTTTGCAATTAAAACAACAGGGCATCATTGATACACAGACATTACAAGAAAATATGGATGGACTAGATAATATATCTAAGATACAAAGTCGTATTAATGCAGAAAAAGCAGAAACAGTATTATTTGAAAGTCTTATGGCACAAGCAGCACAAGGTAATCCTAAAGCTACTATGGCAGCTATAGAGATAAGAAAGAATCCACAGAATATGACAGAAGTTCTTGATAAATTTTATACACCAGAAGGTGAAGAACCTTCACCAGAAGAAGAATCTTTAATTGGTGAAGAGCCACAGTTATTAGGACAACCACAAGTTCCGCAAGGTGAACCAGATATAGCATCTGTTCTTGCAGGATTAGCAGGTGGTGTACCTGCACAAGGAGGTCCAGTTGTCTAAAATAAATCAAGAATTTTATAATATAGTAAACAATGAAGATTGGGATGAGTTATCTACAGAAGAGCTTGACCCTACTATAGAAACAATGCTAGTTGCAGATGGAGATATGCCTGGAGATTTTCCTGTAGGACAAGTTGTCGTACCGACTCCGATACCTGGTGTATGGATTAGACTTAACATAGGATTAGATGTAGAAGAACCAGGAGATTTCTAATGCGAGGAAGAAAACCATCAAAGCTAAAACAAGCAACTGATACAAAACTAGATGGCGCTTATGCAGACTTAAAAGCTATACCTGATGATGAGTATGGTGGTAGAACTCAACAAGAAGCACAAATAGGTGCTATACAAAGAGAAGTACAACAAACTAGTGGAGCGCCTACATTAGGTAATTTGCCACAGTACACACCAGAAGATGTTTTAGGTAAACCTACAGAAAATGTAAATGAATCTATATTTGCAGATTCTAGTAAGCAACAAACACAGTCATTACCTGCAGGTAGTAATACACAGATATTGCTAGACATCATACAAAATAATTATGGATACATGGTTCGTAGAAGGTTTCCTGGATAATGTCATTATGGACAGATTGGAGCGAGAACTGGAGTAAACAACTTAAACAACAAAAGTTGTATGACTACGAGTTAGACAAAACAGAAGCTGACTTAGGACCAGATGTAGAAAAACTTGTAAATAAATACGAGGAACTAGAATCACTTGCACCAAACGAAGACCCAGAGTTTATTGCTGCAGCAGCAGATATGAACTTAACTGACCAACAGTTTATAGATTTACATAAACAAACAACAACACCTCCTACTGTTTATACAAACAACAGAGGTTATACAGCAGAACAAAAAGTAAAACAATCTTACAGTTTAGGACCTGCCTTAATGACGAAACTCACAGGAGATTTTTTTGAAAATTTAGGTACTGCTACAAAAGAAGGTGCTAAAAGAGCTAGAGATACATTTGCTTCTTATGTGTTCGGAACTTTGCGTATCGCAGGAGATGCAGTTATACAGAATGTAGATAAAGGTGCTAGAAACTACATGGTTGAGTATCAAGCTGCGTTAGAAGAAGAGTTAAACAAAGAAGGTAAAACACTATCTGATGTTGTTCAGATAGCAGGTTACGAAAAATTACAAGATAATGAATTGCCCTTTATTGTTGGTGTCATGTCACATGCTAAAGCGTACAGTCGTTTTAGAAAACAAAGTGAAGCAAGACTAAAGAACAATGATTTATATTACACACCCTCACAAACAGCACAAAACTTTCTAAAAGCTAGAGGGATAGTAGATGAAGAAGGTAACCCTCTTATAACTAAAACAGACCTAGATATATTTACAGAGATATTTCCTGACATAGTAGGAGAAAAGATAAATGTAGAAAAAAAAGGTAAAGGAAGAGAGTTATCTTTTGTAGAAAAAGCAGGACTGTACTTAGAAGCAGTAGATGAATTAATAGACCCAGAAACAGAACAACCAGGTCTTGCAGGTTTATTAACTATGAGTCCACAATTTGATAGACAACAACAACTTAATGAAACATTTTTTGGTCAAGCTATACCTGTAGGTTTAGGTGATGGAATTGTATTTGGTTTAACAGGTAACCTATCTACAAACTATGGTTATGCAAACTATGTTACACAGTTCTTAGATGATGAATATGATAGAAAAGAACAAGAAGCACAAGATGCTTTGGATGCAGGAACAATAAGCGGAGAACAATATTTTAATATTCTAGACCAAGCAGAACTAGATAAACAAAATGCTATACAAGATATAGGTTACGAAAAAACTAGAAGTATGGCAGGATTCTTTGCAGGTTTAGTTAATGTCGCTAAGTATATAGCGCTAGACCCATTTAACTATATTGTCCCTGGTTCTGGTGTACTTAAAAAAACACCTAAACAATTTGATGAAGTTCTTACTTCGTTTGGTAAAGCCTTACCAGAAAAACTAGATGAGGGTATGACACTTAGACAAGTGTATGACGAGAACAAAGAAATATTTAATAGTGTTGCTGACATAATAGTTCAGGCAAAAGATGAGGGAAGACCTATTGCTACATTTTTAATTAACGAGGGATTTCATCCTGACTTTGCTTATCGTGTAAAAGCAGCAAGTACTACTAGAGATGATGTAATAAAAACATTAGAAGATGGTATAGAAAATGGTTATTTAGTAGATATGTATTCTGGAGGGAACTTTACAGGCAGAGGTAAAAACAAACATTTGCAATCTAAAGTATTGTATGAAAGCAACTTAGAAGCATTACTTAATAAAGAATTAGACGAGGGTATCACTGCAGCATATAAAAGAGGTGGTGGCTTTAGAGATACTTTTTTAGCTAGAGATATTAAATTACCAAAGTTAAAACCTGCAGAACTTAATAACACAAAAGAAGCTATGGAGTATTTTACTCGTTATGCTTATGCAGCTAAAGTACCTGAAAGCAGAATAGAAGACTTAGCAGAAGAGTTTTATACAGCAATAAGTAATGGTCAGTATTTTCAAGCAAAAGAAATATTCCAACAAAAACTTATTTATGGAGAAGTAGGATTACAGTTAAAAAATACTTATGGTCTTTCTGATAATGAAATAGGAAAGTTTTTTGATAAGTATTATCTAAATGATAAACAAGGTTTTGATGATACTATCTTTAAACCAATGTCACCATCTCGTAATCCAGATTTTTACGACCCTATGGAAGTAGATATTATTACAGATAGAATGTTTAACTCTGTTGCTTCAGAACAAGATATGGTACATCTAACAAAACAATCTATAGAGTTATTTGGACAATTAAAGAATCTAGATATACATGGACCTGACATACAAGGATTGTTAAGAGCTACTTCTAACAAAAGAAGATTTAGAAAGAAGTTTATTAACAAAGATGGCGAAGAAGAAATGTTTGAGATTGTCAGAAAAGCACAGGATGAAGGAGTTGAAATAGATTTCTGGAAAGAAGGTAGCCCACTAAAAGAAGCTATTGACGATGTCTACGAAGAATTTGATGACCCTAATATATTATTTCAAGCATTTGAAAAAGGAGTACAAACATACGACAATGTTATGTTCGGCTTTATGAGAACATTTAGGTATCCTGCTTTCTTATTGGGAAGATTATCTTATCCATTAAAACTTATGCTAGATGGAACTATTAAGCAAAATATTTTTGGTATGAGAAACATACTTAAAAACCCTGTTGATTATTTAAGGTTAATGCTTAATGATGCTGATGGTAATTTAGCTAAAGCACTTAACATACAACCAACAACTATGATTACAGGACCATATAGAACTACAAAACCTTTAGACATTAAGGGATTGAATAAATTAATACCTGAAAAAGTAAGAAAGTCATTAGGCGTTCTTTCTGATTCACAAGATTTTGGTGTGCCAGAAATAGGTCAGTTGTTTTCTGCTGATGTTAAATTTGTAAACAATCGTCATGTAACGAATACAGGTCACGAGTTAATTAATAAAAGTAACCCAGAACATGTAGATGCTTATGTTTATTTTTTGTATAAGTATGTTGATGATGAACTTGCACCTTCTATAGCAGGTATGAAAAGACAAGGTTATACAGTAGAGCAAATAGCTAAAACATTAGAAACAGAACCTGCATTTATAAATATTGTAGAAGAATCAAACAACGCTATTAGGATAAGAGGACCTAAAGAGAGAAACTTTGAAGTTGGTCTTGTAGAAACATCAGAAGATTTTGTAAGATTAGCAAAACATTACAGTCAATCTATAGACAATTACACAGGTGGTTCTGCTGATTTATTAAATGTAATTGCTGATGCAAAAATAGGCAATATTAATTTAAGAGATTTTAGTTCAATAAATTCAGATATTGCTATAAAAGCAGAAAGAAGAATTGCTACTCTATATAACAAAAATGTAGATAACTTACCATTTGAAATACCTTATCCAAAAATAGACACTAAGAATGAACTCAGTTTAAACAAAGAAGGATTTAGAAATTTTATACAGTCATTATATTTTGCAACAACACAAGGTGAAGGTAGTTTTATTCGTATACCTACTTTAAAACAAGCGTATGAAGAGTATGTACAAGCGTTGTCTATATTTGGAAGAAAAGCAGAATTAGAAGGATTAATAAAAATACACAACGACCCTGACAGCGTTATTAATTTTTCAGATGATGTTATTAAAACTATTCAAAAAGAAAAAGATAGAGCAGCATCTACACTTGAAGAGTATGACGAAGTTTTGTCAAAAGTCATTAAGCCAAAAGTTGTACAAAATACCTACAAAGGGGAAACAACATTTACCGCTACTGTATTTACAGAACAAGGTGGAAACAGAAGTGTTAACTATCTAGCTAAGAACCCTATAAATAAAAACAGTATTACTTTCACTACTGATTTGCAAAGAGCAGAGGAAGCTGTTTATAAATCAGCAGATGCAATAGCAGAAGGTAGATTAGGATTTGATGATTCTAAAGTAGGAACATTTGTTACAAACTTCAAAAAAGATGAAGTAATTTATAATGGTCAATTACCTAACAGACAACAATTAAAAGATGTACTTAAAAATAATTATGACACTGGTTATGCAGATTCTGATATAGAAATTATTTTAAAAGAAGCTGAAGAGTATCTCTCTAAACCTGGTGCTACAAGAGAAGGATTAGAAGACATACTTGGTTTATCTAACAAACAAATAAACCTAACAGAGATGAGAGCTAAGTTTCAATCTTCTACTAAAGGCAAGTCACAACCAAATAGGTATACAGGTGAGATAACTTTTGATGTAGGAAGAAAGACTATAGAAAAATCTTTAGGTAAAAAAATAACTGTTGCTGTAAAAAAACAAGACATAACAGACGAACTGGTTGATGATGTGTATAGGTTTACACAAAACAATAAAGATGGTTTTAGTTTAGATTTAGGTAATCCAGAATCATGGGGTAAAGAAGTAAGTTTATTTGTATCACCATACAAAACAAGACAGTTAGTTCTTGCAGGAAAAGACTCGCTAACTAAAGATGCTGTTTCTATGTTTGTCAGAGATAATCAAGACAAGCTAAGACTTGTAGACCATGTATTAGGTGGAAGATGGGATGAAGCAAGAGGTGAGTGGTACTTAGATGTTTCTGTAAAACTTAACAGAGGTGTTAAAGATACAAGAGAAGTAGCTAGTGTTGCTGCCTATAACAAGGTTAAGTACCTTGGTTTAGCTGCTGACCAGTTATCTTTTGGAGAAACATACCTTGCTAAAAATGGAGATTTAATATTTAAGTATGATGATACACATGAGCTTATACACAACTCTGCAGTTTATAACTTACTAAGAACTAAAGGTAAGAAATTACTTAATGAGAAACAAGTTAAGGCTTTAGGTGATGATGTAATTGTTAGAGGAAAAAATTATTTACAAAGCAGACAAGGTGTAGAGATTGATGAAAAAGCATTTGTACCTGACAGTATATTTGAACAATCTTTTATCAAAGGTATTTTTGATAGGAAAAACAAACAACTAGAAGTATTTAATCCAAGAACAAACAGCATAATGCAAAATACTACTGAGTGGCAGTACACATCAGTATTAGACATGAATGATGTTAGAGCAGATATTACAAGAAACCTTAGTGCTATGGACATACATGAAAGAGCTTTAGAAGCCGCTATGGAAGCTAACGCCAACTTGCTGTACAACTTAACTGAACGAGGATATTTTGCACAAGCATACAGAAGTGGTTTTGCTTTCTTTGAAGCATATCGTGAATATGTAGGTAGGTATATGTTGCTTATTGCAAACAATCCAAAAGCTGCTGTGCAGATAGGTCAAGGTACAAGAAGAGGTATTGAGCAAAATGTTATAGTAGAAGACAGATTCGGAGATTTATATTTGTTTATGCCTACTGCAGGTACACCTTTACAGGTACACACTAAATCAGATTTAGGTGGCAGTGCTACAGAAGATGTGTCTAATGAAGACAGCAGAGTGTATATAAAGAGAGGGTTTCCTCTAAAATCATTAGGTGTTGGTGGAGTAGGTTACTTACCATCATTAGGTGATGGATTTACTTTTCCTTTAGGTTTCGTTTTAAGAGATAAACCTTCAGGAAAAAAATGGGTAGAAAAGAATATTATGGCAGGTTTCCCATTACCTTTTACAGATGAACCTCTTTCCTTAAAAGAGATACCTTCAGAATTATTCCAAATGTCTATACCTTCTGTTGCTCAGAACTGGATTATGGCATTTGGGGACAATGTAGGTTTAGAAGGATTAGATGAAGATTTATGGTTAGCAGCAACTACAAATGGTATGCAAATTGCAGCACAGTTACATCCTGAACTTACAGGAGATGTAGATGCTTTACAAGAAGTAGGAGCATTAGTTAGAGAAAACTTGTACACAATTAGAACATGGGATAGATTTGTAAGCCCATTTGCACCTAAGTTAAATGTTTTGTACAAGATTGAAGGTAACCAACAAAACTTTGAAGAATGGTATGACAAAGAAGGATATGAAGCAGGTATAGCCTACAACAACATGGTTGAACTATCAGCTATACATGGTTTTTATCAAGACCAAAGAAAACAATGGGTAACAGTTCTTGGTCCTAGACAAGGTGAGTATTACGCACTATTAGAAGTAGTAAGATTATTAGGTTTAGATAAGTACAGTATTACAGAACAGTTAACATCTGCAGGATTGCAAGTAAGAGGTAAAACAGTATCTGAAGCAGGTAGAGTTCCTAGAACAACAAAAGAATATGAATTTGTTAACTCTCATCCAGAGTTAGCAGAAGACTTTGGTCCTGTTCTCACATACTTCTCTAGAGAAATAGACGAAGGAAAAATTGATTTCAGTGGTTATCAGTCTGTTAAATACTTAGGATTAATTACACCTAAGAATGGTGATGAGATGTATCTAGAAGTACAAAGATATTTAGCATCTATGGTATCTAGAGCTGCAAAAGATAATAAACTACAAAGTCTTATAGCAACAGGTACAGATACAAATGCAAATATACAAGCAGCTAACGCTGCTATTGACGCACAAGTAGGTAACTGGTTTCCTATGGCTTATGGAAAGTCAGAACAAATGAATAAAGTATTAGGTGGAGAATTACCCGAAAGATTATCTAATGATGTTCTTGTAGATTATCTAGTACGAACAACTAAAGATTCTAGGTTTGATGAGTTTGATATAACACCATCATTGAAAGATTATGTCAATACTAGACAAAATGCAATCAATGCAGTGCAGAAAATAAGAAATTATCCTAATGAAAGTAGTGCAATTAACTGGATTCTTACAGACCCTAGTACAGAGGCACAAGAAGTAAGAATGAGATTATATGATAAAGCCTACGAGATTATAGCGAAAGAACCACTTTTTATGGTAGTATTTGATGAAGTATTTAGTTACGAGCTAAACAGATTTGGAGTCACCAACTAATGCCACATATACCAGGACATGTAGAAACAGAACCAGTAGAAAATGTAGTACCAGAAGGTACATCTTTTCTTATGCCTGATGAACCAGAGGATACAGGAGTTGTTTCACCAGGACAAATAGCTGGTGCACCAGATGTTTTAGGTCCAAATGTAAGTAGTCAGACAACATTTAGTGTAGAAGAGTTTATGGACTTAATACAGGGAACAAGTACAGACCCTAATAAACCATTAGGAAAGAACTTTCAAAAAGTATACAAAGTAGAAGTAGGAGGAACTGACCCAGAATCAGGTCTTCCTAAAACTAAAGATGTTCCTGCAGAGATATTTCTAAGAAGTGATGAGTACCAACAAGAGAGAAGTGAGTTGTTTGGTACTGGGGAAGCCTTTAAGTTTATCTATTACCAAAAAGATATATCATCACAGTTTAACAACCTTCCTCCTGCTACAAGAGTACAAACTAAAAACCTTCTCGCAAACGCAGGTCTAATTAATTTAGACCTAACTTATGGAACTTACTTAGATGCAGAAACATTAAAAGGTATGAAGTTAGTATTGGATTTCAGTATGAACAATGGTGGTAAAATGTCTTGGTTGTCATCAGCAAAGATGATGAACGAATCAGCACAAGCACAAAGAGCTTACGCAACAGGTAAATACGAATTTTCAGAAGAAGACCTTAGTGATTTTGCGGACAGTGTTATAGCAGGAGCAGAAGCTAGAAAAGGTGCTAAGTTATCTTCATACGAACTTGGTATTATCAACAAGAAACTTGGTGGTGCTATAGAAGAAGTAGAAGGTCAACTAGGAGAAGTACAAGTTGGTACACAAGACCAGTTGTCTTATGACCCACTATCAGGTACAACCGCATTTATTCCTGGTGTAGAAGCACAAGAACCAGATGTAGAAGATGTTTTGTCTGAAGAAACAGATGAAATACTTGATGAGATATTTGCACCTAGAGAAGAACTAGCTGTAGCTTCAGGAGAAGAAGATAAGACATTTGCTAGGATGACAAGAAACTTACAAGGATTAGCAGCAGCAGAAAGAAAGTCTGCACCTAGAGGAACAGGATAATGGAACAAGACAGTTACTCAGTACCAGAAGTTATAGAAGCACTTAGAAGTGTTGGTATTGTAGAAGAGGTTATTGAATATGTAGTACCTATTGCAGGTTACGAATCAAGAGTTGATGGTGTGCCTTTTGTAAGAGATGCTTTAGATAAAGTATCTCCATCATGGGGAATATTCCAAGCCAACATAGATAGTATGGCTCCAGGCATATACAAAGCTATGAAAGAATTAGGAGTTATTATTCCTGAAGTTTCTGATGCACAAGATAAAGTACTAATCTCTAATGTTGCACAACCTGGTCAAGAATCATTATTGAACTTTACAGATAATCAAAAAGCATTTGTTGCTGACTGGTTTGCTAAAAGAGCTAATCTAAACGACAACGCATTAGTGTTTAAATATATTTTAGAGCAGAAGAAAAAAGATTTAAAGACTAATGATGATAAAGAAGCTATGGATGTTATGTATGTATTAACAACTAAAAAGTTTATGGACTTAGAAAATGAAGATGCACAAGCATTAAAAAAGGATTTAGAAAACAAAGTAGTGGAGTATCAAAATACCCCAGATGATAGAGGTATACCAGTGCCTGAAGATGGATTTAAACCAGGTCCTGTACCAAGCACAACAGTTCCTGAAACTTCTGACATAGATACTACTAAAAGAAGTATGGGTACACCACCAAGAGAAGTAGATACAGAATCTAGAAGTGAAGGTATTACTAATCAGTTTGGTGTTCCACCTATGTTTATGCCTGAAGACAAATTGAGTGCAGAGTTGTTCGTAAAAATGATGGCTTCTTATGTTAATAAAATGAGAGAACCATTAGGTTTATCACCATTTGAATACAAAGAAAGAAATAAAAAGTATATTAAAACTTTTGAAACACGAAAAAAGGTACAAGAGTTAAGACAAGAAGGTCTTGAATAACATGACAGAATTTGAACTATTTATAAAAACATTAAACGACTACATAACAGTTAATGGAGCAGCATCAGGAAAGAATTTAGATTATGATGCGTATAAAAACTACGCTAGTAATTTATACTCTAGTTTCGGACCTTTCACACTAGAGGAATTTCAAGAAACAGATTTAAACGAAGTGTATTGGAACTATTTATTAGAACCAGTAGAAGAAGATGAAGTTGTGACAGAAGAGAATATAGACAATGGAGAGTCAACAGTTGGAACAACAGTAGCAACTTCTAACGAAGCATTTCAGAATACACAAATCTGGGTAAGAGATGGAGTCAAGCATGTTGTTTGGCAAGTACCTGGTCAACCATTCTTTATGCGATATGCTTCTACTGATGAAGAGATAAGACAATTTTTTAGTGGAAGACCTAAACCACAAGAAATAACAGTTGATGATGATACATGGACATCTTCGGTATTCTTTGGTGACTCTTTAGCAGAGTTGCCACCTAATGTTATTTTGCAAGGTACATCACCTTTCAAAGGATTTACAGAACTTATGGATGCTGCAATAGATGCAAGACCATGGTTAGAAACAGATGAAGAACTTCGTAATCTGTGGATTCAAGGTTTAGTAGAAGATAGAGATATTACTGCTGAAGAGTGGGGAGCAACTGACTGGTTTGAAAATGCAACAGAAGAAGTAATAGATTGGTTAACATTATCAAAAGCAAGAGGTATTGATGATGAAAACTTACCTGCAGATGCTGTGGCTCTTAGAGATGAGAACAGATTAATCTATACACAGAAGTTAAAGGCATCAGGTGTACAAAATGCAGATAGTATTTTTGATGAGAACACAGGTAAAACATTTGGACAGTGGTTTGGAGATATGGTTACTACTGGTCAATTTACAAAGAATTACGCAGAGTTTCAGGTACTAGCTATAGCAGATGATGAATCAAGTATAGAGGTAGATAGTAATGTAACTGATTGGTTAGAAGGTAAAGGCAAACTATCACAGACTAAATCAGGTTATGCAACTGTACAAAATACAGCATACAAATGGCTAGGTCCTTTATATGGACAACTTGATACAGCTACACAGTCTTCTTTAGCTGCAGATTTTAGAAATGCAGAATCCCAAGAAGTTGGTACACAAATGCTTAATGATAAATTTAAAGCTATGAGAAAAGGTATTTTTCCTACAAGTATGTATGACGAGAATCTTACTTATGAAGAGATAGCAACACCTTGGAGAAATTTTACCTTTACTAAATTAGGAGAGAGGATGAGTGAAACTTCTGATGTTTGGTTAAAAATATTACAATCTAACGACCAAACAGAAGCTAGTAAATTAGTTACTATATATGGTTTAAACAATGACAATGCAAAAGTATTTGATACAACAACTGATGATTTAGCAAGTTCATTAGGTATCAGTGCAACAGGTGTATCGAGGGGATTTGCAACATGATGGTAACTTTATATAGAAAAGATGACTTAACAGGTTTTCAAGTAAACAGGAAAAGAGCTGACGAACTAATTGCAGGAGCAGGTTATACAGAATCTTATGAGGAGGCAAAAGCAGCATCTACTACATTGGGTGGAGTTAATTACGCAGGTTCTATAGGAGAAGAAGCTAATAAAGTAAGTAACTCTACAACGCTTACACAAGAAGCCAAAAATAAAATTGTAGAAAAAGGTAAGTTAAAATTTGGTAATTTACTCTCTCAAACATTGTTAGATACATGGGTAGAAGCATATATTGAAAATGGTAATGACGAGTCTTCCGCTATAGCAGCAGTAAGACAAACTCCTGAATATAAAGTATCTTTTGCAGGTAACCTAAATCCAGATGGTGCAACAGTTAAATACACAGAAACAGAGTATGCACAGATACAAGATGGTTACAAAAGACAGTTTGAAGCTATAAATATAAATCCAGATATTGTATTAACTCCTGAAAGAAAAGCACAGCTTATAGAAAATGTTGTTTCACCTGATGAGTTAGGTGCAAGAATAGGAGCTGTAAGAACTAATATTTTGGAATCAATACCAGAAGTCAAAGAGTTTTATCTAAGAAACTTTAGTAGAGTTCTCACAGATGAAGAAATATTATTGTCTGCAATAGACCCTAACATAGGTAAAGATATTGTTTCTGGAACTATTACTTCTAGAGATGTCGTAGGACAAACAATACAGACAGCACAGATAGGTGCAGAGGCATTGTTAGCAGGAACAGATATAAGTTTTGAAGTTGCTGAAGAGTTAAGAAGTTTAGGTCTTAGTGTTGAAAATGCAAGACGAGGATTCCAACAAGTAAGAGGTATACAGCAACAAGCACTAGCACAAGGTAGAGATGTACCATCAGTTCAAGATATCTTGGAAGGTACTCAACTTGGTCAACAAGAAGAACTACAACAAGTAATGAATATAATGCGTCAAACAGAATCAAGAAGTGCTGCACAATTAGGTGCTGTTACTACACAAGCAGGTGCAGTCACAGGACTTACAGAAGCATAAACCTGTTTAAACACCTTGCACAACCACTATATATGGTATACTAGCCTTAGCTAATTTTGTACTAAGGTCCGAAATAAAAAATAGACCTAGAATTGTAATCGGTCTTGATGCCTACTGACAAGACCTGTCAAATTAAAAACAGTAGCGTAGACGAAAAGCAGTGGCTACTCATACACCACTTGTAAAAAAAGCGTGTGAAGAATGGACAAAAGAATATGACAGAAGAACTGAATAACTCAGAACAAGCTACAAGCAGTGATAAAAACTGGAAAGAAATGAGAGAACAAAACGAGTTTCTTAAAAGTAAAGTTGCTGAATTTGAAGCTAAAGAAAGACAAAATGTTTTTCAACAAGCAGGGTTAGACACTGCAAAAGGTGTCGGCAAAGCTGTTGAGATGATGTACGAAGGTGATTTAACTGTAGAGGGAATCCAAGGGTACGCATCAGAAGAGTTCGGAGTAGAATTTG